TGGGTAGTAGAGAGTACTGTATTACTCTTGATACTAGACTACTTAAGGAGTGCATCGAATACGTCACCGTAGGTATCCATAAAGGACCTATCCTTAATGACTTCGTGGATATTATATCCTATAGCAGCTAAATAACAGGCAATGAACAGAATACCAAGAATGGTGACTGCGTAGTAACCAAATACACCTTCTGGTCTAAGTTCCATAATCTGTCGACAAAATGAGATAGTGGCTAAGAGCCCCTCTATATAGAGTAAAACGATTTTAGTGTTCTTTTTGAAATGAATATTGATTAATTCCAATAGACGAGCCAACATGAAGAAACCTCCTTATTATGGCGAAAGGGCAGCCCTAGCTATGAAGATAAGACTACCCTTATAGCTAGTCTTTATTCAAGACTGTCGTATCTAGACATTAGTCCAGACATGAATAGACAACTAAAGAAGACGATAACGCCTTTCAATAGATAAGAGACTGCTTTAATGAACAATACTACTACGTCCATAAAAGTAGAACTCTCTATGTCACTCAGTAAGAACAATACCATATCCTGAACGTTATTGATTGCTGATATGATGCCAATCGTGAAGAATATCAGAACCAAACCTTTCGAGATTAGGCTTTGTTTTTCATTTAACATAAGAGATATCTCCGATGTTAGGTTTATAGGCAGTTAGACAGTCTAACTGACAGAAGAACCTCTCTTCTGCAGTTTAATAATATAGATGTAAAGTAAACTATACTCCTTACTACCTTTATCAGGTAGTAAGGAGTATAGTGCTCAGTGCTCTAATAAAAGTAGCTTATATTACTAGCGTAGTAACGCTGCTTTTACTGAGTATCAGTAAAAGTCACTAATCAGTTTAGAGTTGTTTTTGTCTAAATAGAACAAACCTACTGCTTCGAAAGCAATGTAGTAAGGAGAACAGATATTGGCAATCAGCTCTCGTGTAGCGACATGGTCCACTATCTCTTTAGGTAGAGGCTTCTCTAAGAACAACTCCATGGGTACAGATACACTGCCTACAGTATCCTTACCACGTTGTTTTAGGTTCTCACGAATAGCATTAGCCAAGTCTTGATTCTCAAATCCAGCTAACCAATCTTCGGTCGCTTTAGCACTACTGATATCTAGTTTTACATTCACAGCAGAATAAGGTGGTTCACTCACTTCACCATAGTACTTACCAAATGTCGCATTCCAGAATAAGTAATGAACGTAAGGGGATTCTCTATCTGGTGTATCCTTATACGATTCAGGATTCTTAATCTGGGCTCGTCTAAAGTACTTAATCCCACCTTCTCTTACATTCTTATAAATATCTCTTTCTACATCAGCTACTTCTCTTAATAAGTCGATTACCTTAATCTTCTTGTTCTCTTCATTGTAGAGATAGAAGAGCCTCTTCATGATGTCTTCAGCATGTTCAATAATCTCTTGTGGAGAGTTAGAGTTCCTTAGATGAACTCCTTTCTTATCCAAAGACATTTCCTTATATACATTGCCTTCTTGGTAATCTACTGTATAGATGTAGTGTTTAGTACGGTTTAGATTCACTAGAGTAGGCATACCGAATTCATTTTTCATGCCAATAGTAAAGATACGTTTGGTCTCTACCCCTAAGTTACCTGACATGGTAGCTAACAGATGTTTCAATGTTAAACTAGATAACATAACCATGGTAGCAAACACAGGCGTGGCTTTCTCTTTAGTCCTCTTATTTTCACAAAACCAGTTAGTCCAGTGTTTAGTAGTAAAGATAGAGGAGTCAGTGTCTGACATCAACACAATCTTCCTTAAACTACTGGGGAATTGGGCTAATGAACCAGGTAGGTGAGAAGACCTTAAGAAGGTTTGGATGTAATCCTTGTATTTAGCAAAGACTTCGTAGATGTTGATAATAGAAGCAGCAATCTTTAGAATGGTTTCTGTACCAATGTACTGGGATTCCTTTAATCCTTTTACTTCTTCAGAACAAATCTGGATGGCTACGAGCTTAATCTCTTCTAGAGACTTATTGAAAATAGTTTGTGCTTCTTCTATTGTCATGCCTTCAATGGGATTACATTTTCTAGCTAGACCACCAATGAAGTCCCGTGTAAACGATTCATTATAGATACGCAAAGCATTTAAATCGTAAATGAAGGCAATAGCGGCTCTTTGCTCACGACTACACTTACTAATAAACTCCTTAATCAGGTTTTCCTTTTCAGGCCACCTCCAATACAAACGAGTAGAGTTTAGAATGTATTCGAATAGCTCTTCTGTATTGGGTACGTAGAGATGATACTTATCCAGTATTTGTTTTATATTCTCTACATCAATATTGGTGGTTAGTGCTACTAGGTTATTGATCGTAATATCCGCATTGTGGTAATGCCGATTACCTCCTAATAGCTTTTCATTATTGGCATTAGCATATCCAGAAGTCATTCGGCAATTAGAAGTCAATACTGGGTGCATAGAAGCCATGTAAATAGCAGTAGAGGCTAATGAAGAAGCTCCTGATATACTATTCAAGTTTCGTTTAATGTTATTCTGTCCGTTATTAGCAAATGCCATAGCAACAAAGTTGCCTTCTTGCTTCATCTGGAACTGGCGTTTCTTTAACTTACTGCGTTCTGGTTTCTTAACGTCTACGTATTCGGACAGATAAGAGAGTTTTACCTTGTGGGGTAAGAAGGTAGTAAAGGTAGCAGCCATGATTTCATCATTGGCAAAAGCATCCTTTAAGTAATGAACTAGTGTGGTTTCTCCTTTTACCCTATCGTCATTCTCGTCTTTGTGTACGTAAATCACCTTAGGATTACGTAAGGGAAACTTACCGTCTTTACGAATGTTTTTCATTACCCATTGACGTGCTTTGTCTAATGGGTAATTACGCATAATGGAGAGAAACTGAGCCTGCTGGTCAATGTACTGACCAATAGGGTTTAAATGTCTGGTGTATTGTTCTGGTTTTAATATAAAGACATTCTCAGTTAAGTCAAGACCTCGATATTCCATTGTATCGTGAACTCCTGTCGATTGATTAATCAGAAATACGAAATCGATTTGACTTATTGCTAAATGAAAAAGTACACCTCTCCTACCACCCTATAAAAGAGCAGTAGGAGAGAATGTATTTCTTATATCAATTAGGAGCTATAATCCCTCTACACTAGTGAAACCAGAGAGAGGGATTACTGCTGGGGGCTGCCGCTCGGAGGAGGTGAGCCAGGGGGTGAACCACCTTCTTGAGCACGACCACCTCGACCACCACGAGCACGACCACCTTGCTCGCTCTCACTACCTCCTTCAGAATGACCAGGAGGAGGTACCTGAGGAGCTTCTGCCTGAGGATAGGGGAAGTCGTAACGGGTATCACGAGCAGGTACATAAGACGGAGCAGGAGAAGACGGGGCTTCCTGATAGCTCAGTTTATGGCCAGCCACCAAAGTTTCATTTTTTTCGGTGTGTTTAATGGATTCATCGTTGTAAATCTGCTTCAGGTTTTTAACGAAGGTATCCGCGTTTTTCACATCACCTTTCAAATAGACTGGAAGTTTATTTGCCATGGTAAAATACCTTTTAATGAATGAGTTTAAATATATTTAAATTCAGAAAGAGTATGTACTCTTCATAGTTCAGTATAAAAAGTGTCGTAAACTAAGACTATTCCTCCTATTCCCCGCACAAGAGGAATAGGAGGAAATCGTCTGCACAACCAACACATAAGGAAACCATCATGAAAGTGAGAGTGATTTTGTTCACTCCTCTATAAGTATTTCGAGTCGAGACAAGTAAAGGAGGCTAAGGATGCAATCGCCACCTGGGGCGGTGTGATGGTTACCTCTACGTCTACAGAGACAATGAAGTCACGAGGACTCGAAATAAGTATAAGAGAATTACTAATACACAGAGCCCTGCCTTGGCATCACTCTCAACTACTGTGTATTATCCAGCTACTCAATGTAACAGATGAACAAACTGGTTAGTAATTTGTAACTACTATCATAGTAGTAGTGCTCATTACACCTCAGTGAGTACCATGGAAATGTTGGTGTAGCCTCTAGAAGTAATGGATTTACGCAGTATTTCCATGTCTTCAATAGAGACGTTATCCAAAGTAATCACAATGCGGTTAGCTTTGGTTTCCACTAGAGTAGTTAAGTTAATCCAGTCTAGTGCAAAAATGGTTTCTGTACCAGAACTGTTGAGTAACTTAACATAAGTCATGGTTAATGGATCGTCATTGTGGCCACTAGGTAGATGGGGTCTCATTCTCTCGTGGAATGAAATCACATCCAAACCATTGGCAATCGCATTTTGGGCATTGAGAATAGCCAAGCATTTAGCATTGATAATGCGAGTAGACAATACATCAGGGGCGTAGGTATCGAAGGAATAGACCTTACCTACTACAAAAGAATTAGACATTTAACACACTCCTGTAATTGCGAGTAAATCAATACTCCCATGGATTGACCTTGTATAGAATAATCATACCTTCCTCTAGATTAAAGTCCCCAATTCGATAGCATATTCTCGTTTTGGGTCTTAATCGATAATCTATATTAGGTAATCTAGGTAAGTACAGATTGAAAGAGCGAATCGTGACTAACAAAGAGTAAATGAGATTATAAGCAATGATGCTTAGTCTCTCTATTACCAGTTCGTCTAATTCTCTAGAAGGGAAAGCAGAATGAAAGTCGATTTCACCACCTACCTGTAAGTAACTGGTAGGGTGGCTATCCAAATCGTAGAAACAGAATACTTTATTTATCTCTTGTATAAACAGGAAAAACTCAGGCTGAGTAATGTTAGGTACAAGGTAAATAATGTCTCTAAAGCTACGGTAGACAAAATCACCATCTCTTACTAGGAACTTCTCAGGTAGGTTGATGTAATACTCAATTAGATCAGCATCAGTAGACCACATTTAAACGTGTCCGATAAAACAACATTTGTTGGTCTACGATACCGTTGAAATAGGAATCAATGGTGTAAGGACGCAATAGGTCGAAACACTCAGCGATGAGTTTGATGTTCTCAGTATAGAGTTGGCGAAACAGAGGAGTAGATTCGTATGCCGGTAAATCTACAATAAAGCCATCTGAGAACATGATGTAGTCGCAAGCTTCTTGAGCCAAGAGAATAGAATCTCTATCTCTACACAATTCCAGCTTACGCATGAGAAAGGATGCTACTTCGGTAGGGGAAATGTTCTTATTGGTTAATCTAAAGATGTTATCAGCTATCTTCAGTACTGGGTTAGGGATTGAAAGTTTAAACCCCTCAGTGGTGCCTAACATAGTTTATTTTTCCTTTATCCACGGTTTAAAGTGTTGTGCTATAGATTAATGTAGCTCAGTAAAGCCATGGGAAACACAGCTTGTTCTTCGACTACATTGATAAATAGCTTTGTTTTATCCGATACCGATATTCCGGACAGTACATCATCAAGCAGAATAATTGTTCTGTTAACGATGTTGTCTGTCACTTCCAAGTTATTGGCAATCCCTAAATCCAATAGCTTTTCAGAGAACAAAACATAGCCGTCCGAGTCACCGGTACAGATAGAATCAAATAGTTTTGGTAGGTATTCTAGAAAAAAGTCATGTATACCGTCTAATTCAAGATTCAAGAAGTCTGCCATCTCCACATGGTTATCTTCCATTTCTTGACTAAAAAAACAATATACATCAGTAAGGTTAAAGTACGCTAAGGGCAATACCTGTCCCTTAGCGTACTGTTGATTGATTTCTTGATAGTATTCCATCACGATTGGTATTTAGAACTAAGCACCTTCAACAGTCTGTATCCTACCTCCTCTGCTGAATCGGAATACACACCAAAGTCATGATTGAAAGCAATGGTGATTTTCTCATCAGCAAACAAGGAGAATTGCTCATTAAAGTACTTCCCGTTGGCTTCTTTTTCTCGATGATTTAGTTCGATTTCCTTCAGCTGCTCCCACTCGTTTATCCGGTAGTCACCTAAGTCACCAATTAATAGACTACTACCATCGTAATAAACGGTGAATTGATGATAGTTTAGGTTCTCTTTACCTTTAAACAAAGTCTTTACGTAATCCTGTACTCGGATATAGATTTCATTTAAGGTAATACTAAACGGAATAACGGTCATGATTTCGTCGATAGACAAGCTGCCTTTTATCTCACCTAAGGTGGCTTTTAAGATAGCTTCTAAATCAGGATAGTGCTGAGTGAGTAGGTAATAAATCGTATCGTCCTTACTCATTACTCCGTAGTTACTGGGTAGCTCTCTATTTAAACAAATGTAAGCAAAGTTAATAAAGATATCCAAAGCAACCGGAGAACAAATGGTTTCGAACAATACTTTGTTTCTATAGAAGCTGGGTCTATAGAGTACTTCACCTGCTTCACTATAGATGGTACTAGATACGAATTGATTGAAGATATCGTCCTGATAAACGACTTCTCGTCTACCGTGCTCTTCACCTAAGATGTATTTACGTCCAGGTACGACTAATTGCTTATAAGTCTCCCTATCGTAAAATCCTAATCCCTTACCCAAGAATTGCTTTTCATGGTTCGGTAAGGTGTGGCTAATGAGGTCTTCAATCTCTTCTAGAATGATTTTGGTCCTTAGTATATAAACATCATTAATGGCGGTCATGGTGAATCGATTCCTTAATGGATAAATGTAATCGTGAGGAAAAGTGGGTCAAGATGGATACTTACTGGAATACTGATTCCGTCTTTATTGATGTTTTTAGTCTCAATAAAGGGAAATGGAGTAGGTTCCAGTTTGTAAGCATGGTTCAATAATTCGAATGTTTTAGGGAACAATTGACTCAATCCATTTTCATGGATGGCTTTATCCAGTACTTCCTCCGAGGCTTTATTCGGATACCAAGGAGGGAAATCGTATTCGCTGAGCATCGCATGTCTTAAGTAAGACCAAACGGGTGCAATATTGAGAAACTTATTGTAAACGACATCTAACCCTTTAGACTTCAGCCACTGATAGATTACATGGTTTAGTACCAATAACCAGTTCTCTAATCCGACTTCTAGTTCTAATTCTAGATATTCTTGGCTGAATACCTTATCAATCCCATCGTTATACAGCCAGTTAACGGAGGATAAGGTATAGGGATGATTGTAAATCGCTTCCGAATAAGTCGTCCTGTCTTTTAAGGTATCTATCCTATCGAAGATATTCCTGATTTCAGCAGCAATATCCAGCCGATAGTAAATGTTTCCATTCATTTGTACTCCAATCCATATACACTCAACATACGTTTTAAACCTAGGTAGTGAGCCTACCTAGATTCCGTATTCTTTCATAAAAAACACGACTTTGTAGAAAGATATACCTACTGACGGCTATAGAAACCGTCAGTAGGCTATCTAGATTGCGTCTATATTGCGATGAAATAAAAAGTAAGGGGATTATATACCCTTAGCTCTTAATCGCTCTATACGAGGTTCTACGCTCGATTCTTAGAGAACCAAACCATTGCTATCCGCATCAGACGTATTGATTACGTTGTTGACACGAGCACGGGCTTTCTTCTCGTAGCTGGATACCACTTCATTGAGGTTATTAATCACCTGGAAGAAGTAGTTATCAGTCAGTACGAAGTAAAGAGAAGAGCGTTTCTCTTCCGGTACATTAGAAGCGTAAATCACCTGGCCATCGACACGGAAGTCACAAGGGATAGGTTGGCGTGACAAACCGTCACCTGAATCAATGGAGATTAAGGAGACGATGTTGTAGTTGTCACCCAATGATTTTTCCAGTGTCTTATCCAAAGAACTCTTGTCTTGGTTCTGGATAGCAAAGTTAGAGATCAGAGTCAAACCAGGTTCAGTATTGGTCACTTTGTGGTACTGGAAGAAGTGACGCAGGTCTGAAGAGTCTACACCATGGATATTACCACTGAAGAGCAAGCGATAATCGGTAATAGAGTAAGCGATTGCTTTGTTGATGTTATCCGGAGTAGAATCTTTATCGGCGTAGTTTTGGTAATAACGCACGATTACCGGTTTACCTAACTGTTTGCTGATGGAAGCATAAGTACGGATAGTCGCAGCAGTGTTGGCTGCAAACTTGTTGGTGGTCGCATCACCGATCATGATAACCATGACTACGGCGTCGTTTTCGAGGAGCTCTTTCACCACCAAAGGGCCTTCGATGGAACCTGACGTTATGTTCGATAGAGTTCGTTACTCTCTACCCGCTATTCTAAGATAGCAGCTTTACATTTCTGTAAAGACCAGACTATATCAAGTACTTTAGTATTAGTGTAAAGGGCATAACCAATACTAAAGCACCCTCCCATTTCCCACTCACTCGAGTAGTACACGCTGGCTAATGCGTTAGTCGTTGAACGTTCCTCCTATGTAGGAGGCTTCGCTGCTGATTGTCCAATTCTAAACATTTTCACTATAGCTTACTCTACTAGCGTAGAGACGCTGCAGAGCGTATTCCTCTGGAATACAGCTCTATACTAGATACATTACTGCTCTAGGGAGTAGTTTAGACTCTAAGGAGTTTCCAGCAATTAGAGAGGATACCATTAGACACATCACTGCGTCTACGGGCTATTATTAACCGCCGCTGCCTGAATGAATCACGATGTTCAGGCTGCTGTTGTCTTCAGGTTTGTGTTGGTGTACGATGTTAGCGATGTAAGGAACGACTTTATCGACGTTTTCATCGCGCTTCTGGCCAGAACCATCTAAACCAGGGATAGTTACCAGTTCTACACCGTGCTCTTCGAAGATGCTTTCGTTCTTGTGGTAATTAGAACGAGAGGTATCCAGAAGTACGGTATCCAAACGGGCAATCTCTGTAGAGGTAGAGAGCTTGCCTTGGCTTTTCAGTACATCGGCAGCGATACCTAAACCGGCACCACCAGCACACCATAGCTTCACGACGTTTTCATTGACTTGAGACATCGGCTTTGATCCTTTCAAGGAATTAAAGATAATACAGATAGACTTACTTAAACGTTTAAGTGAGCAATACGATTGCCTACTCATGGTAATGATAGCTTATATCAGAACCTCACTAAGGTAAGAACCTGATAACGCTCTTATCATCAAGATAATAATATAGGCTTATTCTATTTTAGAATGTCGTTATATAGAACATTTTCTAAGGGATTCGTATGAACTAAAATACCCCTTATTTACGGAGGAATAAAGTAAATGTCAATGTTGAGTTTGTGCCTGAGCGAAATAAAATCCTCGATACCAGCGGAATTGGTGGCTGAATATGCTATTGCTTCTAGATATGGTAGAAATCCTTGGTCAGCAGTAGATGAAGATGCTGTACTGATTGCAGAAGTATTCGAACGTAGATTAATGCCTGACTTAAATGTGGAGTATGCTCGTACCTTAGAAATCCCTCTACAAGAGTGTATGGTAGAGAAGGTATCTGAAATGGACTACGTGGTAACGGTACCACCTAAAGCAACTGGTGGTTACAAGATACTGACTGTATTGGGTATCAATACCGCTAACATCTATCCTAATGGTATCTACGCTGATACCGCTACAGTAGCTGGTAGCAGTATATTAGCGGCTGCACAGAAACTGGCTAATTCCAATCAATCGGTTTCTTTAAATTATAATGCTCGCTGTGAGATGATCTCTCCTAATGCCTTTAGGATTAGAAGAATGTCTTACTTGCCTCCTGGTACTTACGCTGAAGTACTGATTGAGCACGATAGTAATTTAAACAGTTTAAACATGACTGCAGCAGCTTATTTTAAGAAGTTAGCTGTATTGGCTACTAAAGCCGCTATTTATAACAAATTGAAGATTAGAGTAAACCAAGCTAAGCTAGATGGTGGTTCTGAGTTAGGTGCGTTTAGTGAGTTTCTCGATAGCTACGCTGATGCCAACGAGTCGTATTTGGAAGAACTGAAGAAAGCTTCTAAGATTGGTTGGTTGAGTGATTTGAAATTAAAATACGATTTGTACAATGATCTTTCGTCTAATCTAATCTAAGGAATACCTAAAAATGAAAGTAAAAGCAGTAGCTAGATTGGATTTTATCCATGAATTGTCAGTAGAGTCATTCACCCATGACTTATCGTTATACGGAGCTAAAGCTAAGACAGTTCCGGTGTACGGTGACTTTGCTTCTTTAGTCAGTGCTAAGTTAAATGAAATCTATTCTAAAGATACTGAGCATGAAGAAGACATGGTAGAATCATTGGGAAGAGACTTAGGTGACCCTAATGACCCGACTTACGATTACCAGTTAGGTAGAAAAGACGTGATTACGAATATCGATAATCACCAGGTAACAATTAAAGATACGCAGTTGGCAATTGAACACTTAAACCATGGTGTAGAAGGCATTGGTCTATACGACATTGCTTATCAATTAGCCGGAGTATGCAAGGGAGTAGAAGATACGGTAGTCATGACCGTAAACTACTCTAATGTACCTGATTACGTCTTAGAGAAAGCAGAAGCTTTGATTAATGAAGGTAAACACGTTTGTTTAGTAATCGTGTTGCCTAAAGACGTGGAATTGAGTGAAATCCAATTTGAGAGCAGTAAGCTCTACGAAATCATGGAGAAGACTGACCACGTTAGTGTCTTCGCTACTTACATCTTGAAGTAAGCAGCTAAAGTCTATCTACGATAGACGTGCTACCTATATTTTAAAATAGGCAATGAGACTAGTTTACTAGTCGAGTTACTTACATCTTGAAATAAAAAAGAAATGATAAGACCCCTACTCTCCTTACCCCGAAATAGGGTAAGGAGAGTAGTCTGGTCTATTACTGTTTAGCCACTAAATCAGCTACTTTGTTTATCCAATAATCTACTGTAGAGGCATAGTCGCTGGGCTCATCCTGAGTCTGCTCTTGTACCTTAATGTGGTTGTAATAAGCTTTGTTCTCTTCAGAACGAAGGTTCATTACTGCAGGTTCTGTTCTCCAAGTGTCTTTGCCGGCGGTAAGATAGAGAGTAGTAGTATCCACGCTATAACCACCTTCCTCTTCGAAATCGCTCAAATCCACCCCTGGTTTATACTCACGGATGGTTTGGATAAAGATACCGATACAGGATTGGTTCTTGTAGCTATACACTACCCGCTTAATTAACATAGCGTAAACAGGATACATTACCCCTTCTTCATCTACGGTATAAGCTACCTTAGGTTTAATGCCTTCAGATAAACTGAAGAAGACCGTATTGACAGCACGAATGATAATATCACTTTCTTTAACCGGTTTACCATCACCTGTTTGCACTAAGATATCATCCATTTCAAAGTCCTGAATGGAAAGTGAATCAGTGTAAAGACAACTGCCCTTAGTAGGTGAATAGAATACAGAATAACCAGCTTCTTTATTGAAGATGGTTTCCTTACAGTCTTCGGCTTCCGTAATGGGCCCAGTGATACTGTCAATGTAGAGAGTAACCGCTTTGAAGTTATCCCAATTGAATCCTTTAACTACATTGTAGACACACTCAATATCCATTAATTCTTCATTGACTAACATTAGAATAAACTCCTTTTTAGTTTAGATAGCCTTTAGGTTTGTCTTCACTGTCAATATAGAACAGGAATTCCTCTTTAGATACATTCTGGCTATCGACCATGGAATCAATCACGTAGAGAATGTAATCAATAGAGATACATTCCGAACAAGGTACTTCGTATACACCTCCATTCTCGAAGATTACATCAACTTCTTCAGGTGATAGATAACCCCATATTGCATTAACCACCTCTAACTCATCTTCTCCGATTTTCATTGAACTCGATATACAGGCGATGTCATTGTGGTGAACTTTACCTTTTGTACGAACTACGGAATAGTTGTTTTCAGGCGAGTATTCCGGAATAAAGTAGAAGAGATTGAAGGCATAGTGATCATCTTTCACCGCCACGGTAACGGTTTTGTAACAGAAACCGTAGATGGGTTTCTCTTCACCAGTTTCTTTATCTTTATAGAAGATAAACGGGTCTTCTTCACCGTTCCTATAGGCAATGTTATAGACAGAAATCAAGTCTATGTCCTTCTTAGAGATATCACTATTAACCATGTCTTTCATTCGTTCGAAGATGAACTCTTGCTCATCTTCCAAAATAGACATGGTGACAAGTCTACAGAGAGCATTGCCACTCTTACCTATTAGAACCATGGTGTTGATTTCATCTTCTAAGTGAATGGCACTGATGTCTTCTGGGTTACTGGTAACGACTTCTTCCAGTCTCTTCCTAAAGAAAACGGGAATGGAGGCCGTTTGCTCAGCACTTAAACCTTTATCTAGATCCAAAACAATCTTTTCATTAGACATAAAGAAATTCCTTTTACAATAGAATAAATAAACACCTACTCTCTCTACCACCATTAGGTAGAGAGAGTAGAATGAATCAATTAAGTGGCCTACCAGATTCTTTAAATCCAGCGTATTCTTGTTCGGCGTGGTAATCCTCCATTACCTTAAAGCTATCCATGATGATTCTTACGTCACCACGAAGAGCTGAATGGTATTTAGAAACACCTACCTCTTTATCGATAATGTGTCGGTGGAGTTCGCTCAATGAACAAAACTGATTAGAGTAGAACTTAGCTGTCTTTCTACTGACATCTTCGGGTAAAGTAAGGAGTATCCTTTCAAATGCCATTTTACCCTCTTCGCACAAGTCTTCTCGATAAAACTGGTAGTAAATAAAGCTACGGATATACCCTCTTGCCTGTACCACAATATTACGAATACAGTATACTCTAATTGGAGTGAGTCCATCACCATTTTCACCGACATAACCAAATACCGGTTTCATGTTTAATGGAAGCTTAGCCGCATTAGTGCTGGTATAGAGGATTTCTACGTTATCCTTCTCTATATCCTTGTAGTACCTATTCAGGTTTCTGGTTATTTCGTCCAATTCTAAAGGAGAGATACACCTACCCAATATATTGGCATAACAACCATAACGAGGAGAGTAGTAAGAGCGAAGCGTACCAGTAGCATCTAATCGATAGCTATAGCTATCGTCACTCTTATCAGCCATCACTGCTTCCATTAAATCGTAATTGTAGTAATTGAACTTCTCCAGTAGTTCAGAACTAGGTCCTCTAGAGAAGTCTAATACGTACTTGATGGTAGAGAGGTCTTTTTTCATGTTAGAAGAACCTTACATTGAAGAACTCGTCTAATAAGTCAACCTGAAACTCTATTGCCAACACCATGTAGTTTTCTACGAAGTACTGAGCTAGGTTATTAGGTAGCTTATCAGAAGCCATGGTAATGATACCTTCATCCACTGTATCGTAATCCTGAGTGCTGTTGATGTAATCGTCGTAAGCATCACGAGTGACGTGTTTGTACTTAGGATAAGTCGACATCAGGTATTTCACTCGATACAAAGCCATTAGGAATACACAATGACTTTCTAAATGAATACCTTCCTCAGCTACCTGTTCTGATTTTGTTACTACTGATAAACTAACGTCAATGATTTCCATCAGTTTATCATGTAACATGTTCTTCAGTTTCAGTAAGTAAGCTTTATTGCTATTGGCATTGGCTACGTATTGGATAAAACCAATGTAGTAGAGCATCACTGAAATGAAGAAGAATTGATCTACATCGATTGGGGTAGCATAGTCGATATCGAAGAACCCTGTTTCAGTATCGTCACCTACACCAGGTTTTTCCTGAGTATGGTTGTAATAATCAACCGTATTGATGCCCCTAACGAAAAGATCGTCATCTTGTCCTGACTTGTAGAATTCCTCTAATAGGTGGTTGACTTCTACAATCAGTTTCTTTCTTTCTAGGTACGTCACTGTACCTAATGTCTCTTGTATTACAAAAGACAGAATATCTCCTTCTTTCCAATTTTCATGGTCTTTTAAGATGTCTTTCAAGAAGAACTTCGGTTTCTGATTAACGAATCGATCAGTTACGTACTTCTTGAAGCAGTAAGAAACCATCTCATGATTCAGCATTTTAGTTTCCTTTTTGTATTTTATAAATAAACTACCATTAGATTAAATAAAAGAACGTTAAGCAAACAGCTATTAGGTTTGCTTTGTCATGTTAATGATATAGCTCTTAGTTTAAATAGAATTTAAACTACTCGCTTTACTCGCTACACTCGTAGAGCTCTGCAAATCTAGACTCGATATAAATCCACTACTACTCAGTACTCCAAATAGAGAGTACTGAGTAGCATTAGGACTTACGTGGGGTTTTCATTACTTTGTTAAACTGTTTCAGCTTAATATCCAGAAAGGCACTGATAACACTATTAACTTGCTTCTCTTCACTGATTAGAGAATTGAGTAATTGAGGTAAGACGAGTTTCTCTGTAAGGATATCACTAAGTAACTTAGGCATATTCTCACTAAACTCAGCGTAGACTTCGTAGACACAGTTAATCTTCTTTTGCTTACGAAATAAGGATTTCTTCTTCCGTCTGTAGATGTATTGCTTCTTCACCACGACAATCTTGAGATTATTACCAATTTTGGTGTGGAAGTCTATCCTGTTGATGGTATCAGGCTCAACTAACTCTAGTTTCTTCTCACCTAGAAAAGCATCGCTAATGGTGTATACCTTAGTCAATAGTTTCTCAATAACACACATCGATTACTCCTAAAGGTGAAAGAAATGGTTTTCTCCTACTTTTAAGAGTAATAGTTACGAGTGAAAGCCCTCAGTACGATGTATAACAAAATACCTGTTCTGGTAGCAGCAATAGCCGGAGTGGATTTGACTTTAGTTGCTCTTTTTACTACTTTCTCCATGTCATCACGAATCCCTAGCAATAAAGGATCAGTAGTACGAGAGGAGGTATAAATACCTTTTAACTTAGATAACAAACCAGGGATATCCGACTTATTCTTCATGGCATTACGGTTACTGTATAAGTAAACCAGTAAGTGTGTCATGATTCTTTCAATCAAGTCACTCAGTTCAATCTTGTCTTGATTGTTCTTGGAGTAGACATCGGAGATGTAACCTAAAGTGTTTCTAAACATCTGTGGAGGCATGGTCTTATTGGCATTTTCAATAATACTTACTAAGTCTAGTTTAATAAAACTAGGTTTATCCCCAATGATGTCATTTAGGTAATTCTTATAGATTTCTAAAGATTGCTCTTTGTCTTTAAGAATACTTTCCCCATCTGTTTCAATGTAGGTAGCTGAAGTACTGTTAATCTTCAAACCGGATTCTTGTACCATCTTCTGTAGATTATAGATGCCCTTTAGCATCTCTTTAATACGGGTAGCATTATCGATTACGACATAAACCACTGAATTGGTGTGTCCAGAGGATTTCATGTCGATATCCATTCGATTAATCGCGTGTTTGTGGATGCCATTTACCATGTCTACCGTATCGTCTGCTCTTTCTCGTATTACGGCTAACCAGCTGCCTAAACGCTTAATAGCATAACGATTAGACATAGAGGCTAAGGTAGCCTCTGCTACAGCCTTAGAGCAAGGAAATGGCCAATGTCGATTCATTCTAGACGTTAAGAAACGAATACACATGACCATCATCACGTCACTCATGGTTTTCTGTTTCTTCTCTTTAGAGAGCTTACCGCTATTCCAAAGGGAATGACATAACCAAACACAAGATAATGATAATGGATCACCTGCTACCTTATACTTTACTGCATCGATAATCAGGTTTAAGTCATCTTCTACATCGGATTCATCAATCCCTAGGATTTCTTCAAACCACCTACCTCTATCGTTATTCGTAAACGTGATTTTGTGGGTACCAGTCAGTGGACCACCCCAAAACTGAGAATCTTCATCGGACTTAGTGATTAACTGGTTAAGGTATCGTTCTACCTTTTGGGTAAACTTCGTATCGAATGATAGATTACACTTATCGTTAAATACGTCTTTTACGTGTTTATACATAATAGATTTCCTATCTATATAGCGAATTCATCATAGTTTTCCAATTAGACACATACCTAGTCTAAAAGCAATAATATCCATTGCTAATATGAAAATACATTATTTTCTCTCTAGCCCCTAATGCAAAAGGGCTAGAGAGGTAAGGAGGAAAGCATTAATGACTATTTTGTTCCTAGATGACTGGAATAGGTATCCTGAAGCAATAGTGGATACTAAGACCAGGAACCAGAGCTATATTGACATGGCCAATGTGTATAAGAAGATGGGGTTAAAGAACTACTATTTCCATTTAGCTTTACACGACAGAACACTACAAGGAGTAGACCCATTTTCACCAGACTTAACCATGGAGCAAATGGCTAGGATTGCTCTAGAGTGTAAGAACAACTTCTGGTACTTCGTGAGAGAAATTGCCACAGCACCTAACACGTCAGGTAACAACTATTACTTAGCCAACCGTGGTAACTTATCATTATGGTGGTGTTTCTTAAACCACATTCGTTATTTCATCGTAATGGCTCGTCAGTTGGGTAAATCTAGCTCAGTTGACAAGATAAGCGAGTGGTGTTTGTTCTTCTGGACGGACATGAGAATCTTCCTCATGACTAAGGATAGTAAACTGAGGGCAGAAAACATCCGAAGAATACAGAACTCCTTTAGACGTTATCCTTATTACTTAAATCCATTGACTAAGATGGATGCGGATAACAGTGAACTGATTACTGTTAAGAAGAGAAACTGTTACCTCAATACCGGTATTGCTCAAGCACAACCAGAAAGTGCTGAACGTGTAGGTCGTGGTTTTAGTAGCCACGTGTTCCTTGTGGACGAGGCGGCATTCTGTCTTAACTTATCCCTAAGCTTTAATTCTGCTTCTGCTTCTCAGAACGCGGCGATTGAGAAAGCTAAGGAGTCAGGGATGCCTTACGGGTGCGTCATTGCAACAACAGCTGGTTCTAAGGACACTGATTACGGTGCCTATGCTTATAAGCTATTCAGTGAAGGTTGTCCTTGGACCGAAGAACTATTAGATTGTAAAGATGTGGAAGAATTAGAGAAAAGAGTTAGAGCTGGGTCCAACCCCATGTCTGCTATTGCTAAGAACGGTATTTATGCGGTAACTGGTGTATTCTCCCACAAACAGCTAGGTAAAGACGATGCTTGGTTGTCTGAAAACGCGTCTCGTGCCGGTGTTACTGGTGCTAACTTGTTAAAAGACTTCCTTAATGTCTGGGTATCTGAAATGGAATCTTCTCCATTTAACGTAAAACAAACCCAGATGATGAAAGTAAGTGAAATGGAGCCTCAGGCTCATGATGCCTCTGGCTATATCCATGTTAAATGGTATTACACCGCACATGGAATTGATAAGATCATGAATGAAAAACCAGTCGTAATTGGTATTGATAGCTCTAACATGGTGAATAACGACAATAGCTGTTTGGTATTCGTTGACGCTACTAACCTAGAAATCATTGGTACGGCTTCCGTTAATCGAGTGAATTTGTATAAGTTCTCGCAGTGGTTAAGTGATTTCATGATAAAATACCGTAAAGTCATGATTATCCCAGAGAACAGAAGCAGTGCTCAAGGTATTATTGATTACCTGATTGAAACCCTACCTGCCCATGGTATTGATCCATTTAGACGAATCTTCAATACCATTGTACAAGAGAAATCATCAGACCCACGTAAGTTCCAATTAATGGACTCTCACCCTAACCGAATGAATATCGCTAACCAACACAGAAATACCTTTGGTTATACGACATCTGGTTATGGTAAGTACTCTCGCGATAACCTCTATAACGAAACACTATTTAGAGCGATTGACATCTCTGCTGATAAGCTAAAAGACAACCAATTGATTAATGAACTATTGAGTCTAGTGATTGTAAATGGGCGTATTGACCATCCTAAAGGGGGCCATGATGACATGGTGATTGCTTGGTTATTGGCTTGTTGGTTTATCTTTAATGGTCGTGAAACTGGTTATTACGACATCAATAGAGGTCGTTTCTTAAGTGAAGTGGCTTTTGCAGGTGAAGTACTAGATGCTAAGACAATATTGAAGAAAAGAGAGCAAGATAATCTAAAAGAGCACATTACTGCTCTTTATAACGAAATGAGTAATACGGATAACTACTTCGAATTTGCTAAATTGGAGAAAGAGATTCGTTACTTAGAAAGTAAGTTATCGATAGAGAACAGAGAGCAAATGAGTATCTCTGGCATGATTGATGACTTGAAAGAAGGGAAGAAACTCACTACTTTAAGGAAACAACCCAATATGGTTAATGACATTATTGAAGGTTTAACTGATGTCAATACCGATTCATTGGGATTGAATCCTTACAACAATAGAGACGTTTCTCGATTTGAATCCCTATTGACTGGTAACAGCAATAGTGGTAATTTAGACCTAGATTACTGGTTAAGTTAATGGTAAGACAGACTAATACACTCCTCTACCCCTGTTGCGAGGGTAGAGGAGTGTATATCGTCTTTTTCATCAACTACGAAAGGAGTCTCAACGATGTTGTTTATGGGAAAACTGACAACCGTTTTGCTTGTTTATCTTAGAGGATTTATCGTGATATAACTGAAAAACAATTCCGTAAACAAAACAGCTAATCACGACAGACAAACGACCTCTTTATAGGAACCATCCGGAACCGCCCCGGACTGTTCTTTTCATAGGGTATTGAGTCCCATTTCTTTTATTAGGCAATCAATACCGGTAAGGGTGACAATGACAAATAGAGGTCATTATCGGTGGTATTGATGTACCAGAGAATAATGGGTGTAGCGGTAGCCGGAATATCGAAAGGAATGGTTAAATCTTCATTCCACTTACGAATCGGGAATTCGATGCTGTTGTCCCCCCAAATGATTTTAAACATATTGGGTTTCGGTGCATTAGGTTCTCGATTGGTACGATATTGCGGTAAGGTAGTGTAGTAGACTTTGTTCAAGAAGTCATCTAGGGTAGTACAGCTATTAGCGATATTGATTACATTGCTATTGGTAGCAATCGATTTCACTAAGAGGTGTAGGCCTTTACCGTAGGCTGGGTTTTGATAAGCTTCAAAACCAATCTCCCACCTATCATCAGTCTGGTCAGCTGCATTTCTTAAGAAACGGATGTCTACCTGTTGTGGATGTACGTACTGTCTAAAGGAGTTATTGATTGTCCCTAAGTCAATACTTACGTTCAGTTGTTGGGTAGGGCCGTAGAGCTTACCATTGAGTTGCTGGGTAGGTGAGTTACGGTTAATGTACACGCTATTGGTTACATTGTAGAATTGGTTTCTATCTAAGGTAAACAAATACCAATCCAATTGCCAGCCAATATTGTCATTCACCCAACGAGGTACAGGATAGAGTTTCACTGAGTAAGAACCATCTCTCTCGATAATGGTGTACTGGTAAGAACGGGTAATGAAGTAACGGTTGTTGTTATTCACTACGTGTACAGACTTCTCGTTATTAGCCAGATAGTACTTCAATACCAATGTACCTTTAGAGGTTACAGTAGATTCGGAAGCTCTATCTAAGTAAAGCAATTCGAATTTATTACCATCTACCGGATAAGTCATGGTAGAACCATCGGTATAGAAGACTTTACCCATGAGGTTAATGGAGTCTTTTAAGATGTTCTCTGGGATTAAGAGATTGGTTTCGTCACTCGAATCAATGTAGAAGGATTCCAATGCAATAGCAGAAATGAATTTATCTGCATCGGATACGTCCCTTAAGAGAGCAGACTTCTCTACAATGAAATTGGTTCTAGAGAGTACACCACCTTTATCATCGTACACCAAGATAAGAATCATTTCACCTTCTTCTAGTCGATGAGAGGTATAGAAGGGAGGTAAGAACCACTGGGTGTGTAGATTTGGGTCTTGTTGTAGGATAGGTTCTAATGGAATAGCATTAGAAATCGGATTAAAGGAGGAATCGTACCTCACTGAAATTGGTGTACCACCAGCTCCTGCTACGGTACCTTTAAAGGCAATAGCGTGGTGAGGTAAACTGCCCTGGATATGGAATTGAGCCGGTACAGTGAGTGTAGGACGAATCACGGAATCATCGTAGAAGATTTGTCTGGCACAAGGCGTAGCTAGCGTACCACCAGCAAAGAAACGACCCATTTCAGTAGTCGTTAAGTCATTGGTAGTCGATTTACTTAATTGTACCAAATCGGGTACCAGGGTAGTCGCATCAATGCTGTTTACTCGATAAACGATTAAGGTATTGATGTCTTCTACGAAGTCATTGACCTTAGGTACGTATTTGTTGTTACCTTCCTGACCTAGGAAGATGTCGTGTAATGCCCATCTTCTCCAGACTTGTGTTTCGTCTACAATAGGCGGATAACCGTCTGTACCCACAATGGGTGCAGGGCCACCAATCCCTCTGGAGTAAATAGGTAGGTTAGACTGAGGCATGTTGAATATACTCCCGAAATAAGAAAGTACTACCTTACTCACCAAAGTAAGGTAGTGACTTTAGATAAACATTAATCAGAAACAGTAGTGATTAGTCAGACACTCGAATGAAGTGAGAAGTCTCGATAGCATTATCGTAGAAGACTTCTACTACCCGCCTAAAGAACCTTGCTTGGTGGAAGCTCAGTGTGGTTACTACTCTTCGATGGGTAGGGTGAATCACCACGTGTTTAAAGGAGATGGATTCTTTTCTATAGTAAGGGTCTACCTTAAATAGAGAACTATACTTCGTGGAAATATAGTTAATCAACTCCTGATTAGTAAAGAACCTATCCATTGGGAAATCGACTTGTTTCTTCTCTAAGTCATGTAAGAGTTTACTTAACAGAGGAGAGAAGATTTCGTATTTACCAATAATGGCAGGATTACTGCTAAAGGGTTCTTCTTCAATAAACTGATTGAGGTAGTTAGACACCTTTCTATCGACTTCATCAGATTCTCTCTTGAACTGATATGTGTCTTTAGGATACGTAAACCGTTTCGGTACTACCACATCTCGAATCTCGTAGGGTTTACCCTCTAAATATTCTTTTCTCTCTTTCATCTCAGTATTGTCTTCACTGAATCCTACTTTGGATTTATCCATGATTCCATTACCGATCTTAATCAAGAAGTTCTTATCTTCGAATATCTCGTATTGCTTATTGCGAGAGACGCGATAGTGATTAACGTAACCTACCTGACGATTGGTTTTAATACCCGTTAAGATAGTTTCACCACTAATGGTTTCGGTAGCAGGGAAAGCCATCATTCGGTAGGTGATCTTCTGCTTCATGCTAAACGGATTAATACTGCCTTTGTTAACAATCACCACATTGGGGAAGTCTACAAAGTAGTCAATACCTTCAATTAAGGCACTGCCGTTTAGGAAGACATCAAGATAACCATAAGGCACTTCTACTCGTTTACCCGACACCTTACCACCTACTGCAATGTGGTGGTTCATGGTGAATTGCAGTAAACCTCTACTGATATCGACCTCAATATCCTGACAAAGGAACTTCTTATCAGTACGGATTAAGAAGGTGTATTCCTCCTTACTGTACTCCGCATTGCCTTTAATTAAAACGTTTCGAAGTCCATCAGTATCAGTAATGTAAGACCAAGCATCAGTAGCAGTAACATCTTTCCATTTCTCAGGGTGAGTTTCTAGATTCTTCAAACAAGCGAATACTCGGTGTTCTTGGTATTCTGGCACAACTGCCTGTAGTTTACCGTAATGGTCTTCAGGTTGACGGGTACCGATACCAGAGACGAATTCTACTAACTTAGTATCTCGATTTACTACCGGATACTGATTCACGTTCTCTAATCGTCTCCACATCAGGAGTTTACCTTCACTATCGTATTCGAATACAGTGACGAGTTTACGATAGGAATAAGGTACATCGACCAGATAACCACCTAGACCATCGCTAATGAATTCCTCGTGCGAGTGTACTGATAATCCAGTATAGTAAGTAGCCGCATTATAACCGTAGGCATCTTGCACCTCTTCTAGGTTACAAATAGGCTTAGGTTTACTAATTAACTTCATTAGAGGAGAATTCTCTAGGTTATCAGCACGCCATTCGTCAATATTACTTCTTAATCCTTGTAATGCCGCTACTCTATTAACGTAAGGTAAACGATTGAGTTCGTGAATACGGTTAGCATTGTACGGCATCTTCTTATTACCAAACTGCTTACGGTAATAGACTTTAAAGGTTAAGTTAGCAATCTGTTCGTCGAATAAGTCTTGATGGGCAATCAGGTATTCAGATACGAGATTAGTCGAAATCGAATAATCACTATTGGTTACCTGACGGATATTAGAGACGTGATTACGATGAAGCAGTAATCCGTTAAATAACAAAGGGGTCTTTTTCGGATAAGCACAGAGGTAGAAGTCGCAGTCATCCAGGTATTCCAATACATTGTCTTTATAAGACTTATCATGCGTAATAAGGTATTTACGAATACCATCTGCTTTAGATTTAAATGTAGGGAGTTCCCCTAGCTTGACTTCAATCGCTTTAATTAAGGTAGAATCGTAGATGATTTCTACAATATCTCCTTCCAGTACATTGGATAGGTAGTTAGTATTGTCTACTAAA